GGTTCGGGCGGCGTAATTGAATCTTTCAAATACGAAGCTGCAAAAGGTCTTTACTTTAAAACTAGATTTAAAGTTAGCGACGCAACACAATCTGACTTTGCTGTTGGTTTAGTTATCACTGATACAACTATCATTGATGGCGTAACTGATGGTATCTTTTTCAGAAAAGCTGATGGTTCTACTTCTATGGAATTAGTAATAGAAAAGGACAGCACAGAAACAACTGTTTCTTGCGGAACTGCAGCTGATGACACTTTCATGACTTTGGCATTTTACTATGATCCAAAAGACAGAAAGTTTCATGTCTACAAAGATAACGTAGAAGTTGGAACTGGTGTGAATACAAATGCTCCAGACGACGAAGAGTTGGCTGTTTCATTTGCAATTCAAAACGGTGAAGCTGTTGCGAAAGTAATGACTTTAGATTACCTTTCAGCAGGAAAAGAGAGAACAGCTAATACTGAACTCTAATAAATAATTATATTGTGGGCCTTCGGGTCCACAATTAATTTAAGGAGAAACAAAAATGGCAACAGACGTAAAAGCAAGATTTGCAACTGGAGGAACTGCAACAAGTACAACTACTTTAGCAGCAGAACAAGATGCATCAGATGGAGCAGCGTTAACTTTAACAGGTGCAGCTGCAACTTTCGCACAAGCTGATGACGGTTCGTGCACTGTTCAAAAAATTACTTTAACATCTGGTTCAGGTGATGATAACTCAGACGTAACTTACACAGTGGTTGGAACTGATCACGATGGTAATAGTATAACTGAAGATATTACAGGACCAGCTGGTGGAGCTACAGTGACCTCTACTAAATTTTATAACACAGTAACAAGTATAACTGGAAATGGAGCAGCCACAGAAGATGTCGCTGCTGGAGTAACTTCAGTTGGTATGCATGCTGTTTTATTTGCAGGCAGAACTAGAATAAAAGGAATGCATGGTGTTATTTCATCTGCAGACAACTTTTTATTTAAAACTACTTCAAGCACAGGAGCTACTGTAATGACTATACCTGCAGACGCAGGAGACTTAGATCCTTACATTCCTGATGATGGAGTTTTATTTAGTGCGGGTGCTTATCTTCCAATGGACCAAGGCGATATTACAGGTTTGACAGTATACCTGGACGCGTAGGAGTTTAAATGGCTAATACTACTTCGGGAACAGCTACGTTCGACAAAACTTTTGCTATTGATGAGATAGTAGAAGAGGCTTTTGAGCGTATTGGATTACAAAATGTAGCTGGTTACCAATTAAAAAACGCCAGAAGATCTCTTAATATTTTATTTCAAGAGTGGGGAAATAGAGGTATTCACTACTGGGAAATAGATGAAACTAACATGGACTTGATCGAAGGACAGTCTGATTATGATTTTTTTAGATCAAGTGCAGATGGAACTAGTGCAACCACTACTCCAGTAAATGGTATAACTGGTATGTCTGATGTTTTAGAGGCACAGTTAAGATCAAACAGAACTCAAACAACACAAGCAGATTCACCAATGACAAAAGTAGATAGGTCTACTTATGCTGGATTTTCTAATAAATTATCAAAAGGAACACCTAATCAATATTGGGTAGAGAGATTTATAGATAAAGTTAGAATACATATTTATCCAACACCAGACTCTACAAATGCATCCAAAGATATGCATTTTTATTTTATAAAAAGAATACAAGACATAGGTGATTATACAAATGCAACTGATGTACCATTTAGATTTGTACCTTGTATGGTATCAGGACTAGCTTTTTATTTAGCACAAAAATATAAACCAGAACTAATTCAAGCTATGAAATTGTATTATGAAGATGAATTAGCTCGAGCACTAGCGGAGGACGGATCAGCTTCTAGCACATTTATTACACCTAAAGCTTACTATCCGAATACATAATGGCAAAATACGCAACAGGTAAATACGCAAAAGCAATATCAGATAGATCTGGTTTAGAGTTTCCATACACAGAAATGGTTAGAGAGTGGAATGGATCGTTTGTTCACGTATCTGAGTTTGAACCAAAGCAACCACAACTAGAACCAAAACCAATGAACGGTGATGCAATATCTTTACGTAACGTTAGACCACCAAGATCAGAGCCAGAAGTTCCATATTTATTACCAACTAATGCTTTTCAAACTTATGAAGCTGGTTCTAGAATTATAAATGTTACAGCACCAGGTCATGGAATAACTAACGGTGATACAAAAAGATTTAGAGGACCACCTTTAGCTGTCACTGCATCAGGTGGAACTTTTCAATTTTCAGACCCACCAAGTTTTGATGGTATATCAGGAGCTAATATTGCAAAAGCAGCTGGTTATACAATTACAACTGGTCTTTATGTAGACGATGCTAGAAACACTAGTGATTTTTCAACTGCTAATTTTTTTCATTTTACAGTTGATACTAACACTGCTACTGTAGGAAATATAAAAGGAGGAGGTGAGGGCTGTTCAGTTGGCCCAGTCACACTATCAGCATAATGGCAGGATTAAGTGCATCAGGATTAAAAACACAAATAAAAAGTTATACAGAAGTTGACTCTAACGTATTAACAGATGCTGTATTAGAAAATATTATTTTAAATGCACAATACAGAATTATGCGTGATGTTCCTATTGATGCAGATAGAAAACAGCAAACAGGTAATCTAGTTGCTGGTCAAGAAACTATCAACGCTCCAGCGGGAGCTTTATTTATAAGAGGTATACAAGTATATGACTCTACAAGTGCTACAACTGGTGCTAACGTTTGGTTAGAGAAAAAAGACATTACATATTTACAAGAGTATGTTCCATCAACAGAATCAGCTAAAAGAGGCCAACCTAAATATTACGCTATGTTTGGAGGGGCTACAGGAGAATCAGATACGACATCAGGAAGAATGATGTTTTCACCTGTTCCAGACACCACTTACAAATTTAGAGTTCATTACAATGCAATGCCTGTATTATTGGAAAATAATGATACTAATTATATCAGTTTAAACTTCCCAAATGGGCTATTATATTGCTGTTTAGCAGAGGCTTACGGCTTCTTAAAAGGTCCAGCAGATATGTTGACATTGTACGAGCAAAAGTATAAACAAGAGGTAGCTAAGTTTGCAAATGAGCAAGTTGGTAGAAGAAGAAGGGACGATTATACTGATGGAGCTGTCCGAATACCAATAGACTCAGCGAACCCATAATAGGAGATAAATATGGCAATAACATCGGCAGTATGCACAAGTTTCAAAGTAGAACTTTTAAAAGGAGTTCATAATTTCACTGCAACAACAGGTAATACTTTTAAAATAGCTTTATACACTAGTGATGCAACATTAGGTGCGTCTACTACAGCTTTTTCAAGCTCAAACGAAATTACAAACACATCAGGAACTGCTTACACATCTGGTGGTGCAACGTTAACTAGCGTTACTCCCACTACTTCTGGCACTACTGCGGTTTGTGATTTTTCTGATGTAAGTTTCTCATCAGCTACATTTACTGCTAATGGTGCGTTGATTTACAATGACACAGCAACTGGCGATCCTGCGTGTGCAGTAATCGCTTTTGGTGCTGACAAAACAGTAACTAGCGGCACATTTACAATTCAATTCCCTACAGCAGACGCTACAAACGCTATCATAAGATTAGCATAAGGAGGTAAGTCCTTATGCCAAATACTTGGAATCAATCAGGAACAACCTGGAACCAGGGACGTTGGGGAACACAAGACCCTATTGTAACTGGATGGGGTGCAAAATCTTATAATGAACCTGGAACAAGTTGGAATGATTTAGGTGATCAATTAGTTGAATTAACTTCACCTGGTGGAAATACTTTATCTATAGGATCTGTTTCAGTCACAGCAGAAATAAATACTGGTTGGGGACAAGATGGTTGGGGAGTAGAGAATTATGGTCAATCAGGTTTAGTAGTAGAAGTAGAAGCACCTTCAACTCAAATTGTAGCTAGCGTTTCTGCAAATGCTTGGAATGATGCTTCTTTTGGACAAGGTCAAGGTTGGGGTATATTCGCATTAGCGGTTGCAGATGTAATGGGATTAACTGGTGTTTCTTCAACATCAGGAGTTGGCTCTACAAGTATACGAGTAGACTTTAGTGGAACTATAACTGGTGTTTCTGCAACATCTTCAGTTGGTTCATTATCTCCAGCGGATGTAATGGGACTAACTGGTGTTTCTTCAACTTCAGCTGTAGGAACATTGACTCCAGCAGATGTTATGGGATTAACTGGTGTTTCTTCAACCTCAAGTGTTGGTAGCATTAGTATTAACTCAAGTCCATTAGTTGCTCCTTCTGGTGTATCTGCCACTTCAGCTGTTGGAACATTATCACCAGCAGATGTTATGGGATTAACTGGTGTTTCTGCTACTTCAGCAGTTGGAAGTCTTTCAGCAGCAGATGTTATGGGATTAACAGGAGTAGCTGTAACTACGTCCGTAGCCGCTTTTGGCACTGCTACAGGCTTTGGAATTCAAGCTTACGCAGATATTGACACGGGATCAAATTCATCATATACAAATGTTGCAACTGGTTCAAATACCAGTTATAGTGACGTAGCATAGGAGAAAAATATGGCATCAACTTTTACACCTTTAGGTGTTGAACTTCAGGCAACTGGTGAAAACGCTGGTACATGGGGTACTAAAACTAATACAAATTTACAAATTATAGAACAAATATCTGGTGGATACACAACACAAGCAGTAACAAGTGGTGGCACAGTTAATTTATCTGTTTCAGATGGATCAACTGGAGCAACTTTATCACACAGAATGATTGAGTTTACAGGGTCATTATCTGACAATGCAGTTGTTACGATACCTTTAGATGTTCAAACTTTTTATTTTTTAAGAAATTCAACATCAGGTTCTCACACAGTTCAATTTAAATATGTAACTGGCTCAGGAGATAGTTTTACTTTTGCAGCAGGGAACAAAGGCGATGCAGTTGTGTTTGCAACTGCAAACGATAGTACTAATCCAGATATTGATACTTTACCAGCAGGTGATGTTACACTTACTGGCACAGAGACTTTAACAAACAAAACTTTAACTGCTCCAAAAATAGCTGATGCAGGTTTTATTGCAGACGCAAATGGGAATGAACAAATTATATTTCAAACAACAACTTCAGCAGTAAATGAATTAGAAGTAACTAATGCTGCAACAGGTAATCCACCAATCTTAGGTGCAAGTGGAGAAACTAACGTTGATGTTCATATTAAACCAAAAGGAACTGGAGAAACTAGAATTGGAACAGGAGCAGCAAATGCTACTCTTACATCCAGTGGTGCTCACAATTTAATTTTAGATACTAACTCAGGAACTAATTCAGGTACAATTACAATAACTGATGGTGCAAATGGAAATATTGTTATAGCACCAAACGGATCTGGGGTAGCTCAAGCCGTAGATGGAGCTGATAATACAGCTGCTATTAAAATTGCAGGTAAAGAAACTATTTGGGTTCCAGCTGTAGCTATGTATCCTAACACTACGAATGGTTGTGCTAACATTGCACAGACAGAACTAGGTAACGGACCAGAATTAAAAACTTTAGATTTTGACAAAGATTCAGATGAGTTCGCACAATTTGCTGTTGCTTTTCCAAAATCATGGAATGAGGGTACAGTAACTTTTCAAGCGTTCTTTACAGCAAACACAACAAACACAGGAACTACATCATGGGCTTTACAAGGTGTTGCATTAGCAGATGACGGGTCATTAAATACTGCATTTGGAACTGCAGTTGCACCTACAGCTAAAGCTATGAGTGGTACAGCAAACGATTTAGCGGTTACAGCAGAAAGTGGAGCAGTTACGATAGCAGGCTCACCTAGTACAGATGAGTATGTATTCTTTCAAATATCAAGAGATGTTTCAGCCGACGATCTAACAGCTGATGCAAAACTTTTAGGTGTTAAATTATTCTTCACTACTGATGCTGCTAACGACGCATAATAGGAGTGATAAATGGATAAAATACAAGACTATCTATCTCAAATAGACGGATCTAAAAATAATAAAGGTAATGTCACACACATACCTACAAGATCTTTTGGGTTTCAAATTTTAGGTTTTGGTTCTGGTGGAGCTGTTGATGAATACATTACAGCTACTGGTGGAACAATCACAACTGATGGTGATTTTAAAATTCACGTTTTCACAAGTGATGCCACTTTTGCAGTTACGGCAGGTGGTGGACCAAAAGCAACAGTTGATTATTTTGTAGTTGCTGGTGGCGGTGGAGCAGGATCTGGAGGAGGTGGAGCTGGTGGTTTTAGACTATCAAATGAATACGCTCAACCTGGACCTACTATGAGTCCTGTATCTAATCCCACTGGAGTTATTATATCTGCTGGCGATATTCCAATCACAGTTGGTGGCGGTGGACCAACTTCAGCACCAAGATCAGGTTCAAATTCAGTTTTTGATACGATTACATCTGCAGGCGGCGGAAACGCTGGAGCAGGAACATCTCCAGGAGTTGGAGGTGATGGTGGTAGCGGTGGCGGTGCGTCTGGAGAAGACGGATCACACACAGGTGGAAGTGGTAACACTCCTCCTGTTTCTCCCCCACAAGGTAATAATGGTGGTAACGGTGGCGGTGGAGCTGGACAAACTAATAATGGTGGCGGTGGCGGCGGTGGCTCTGGAGCTAATGGAACTCCAGGCGGAACTGCACCTGGATCACCTGGGTCTGGAGGACCTGGAGGATCAGGATCTTTTATTGCAGATGGATTTATAGGACCATCAGCACCACAATTTGGATCACCTGGACCAGTTGGTTCAACAAGATTTTTTGGTGGTGGCGGTGGTGGAACAAAACACCCACAAGCTGGAAGTAATGGTTCTGGTGGAACTGGCGGCGGCGGAAGCGGCGGAGCTGGTGCTGGAACTGCTAACACAGGTGGCGGTGGCGGAGGAAACTTCGGTACTGGTGGACCTGGAGGATCTGGTATTGTAATATTAAGATACAGATTCCAAGACGCGTAGGATTAAATTATGGCACACTTTGCAAAACTTGATGAAAACAATATCGTACTAAACGTACACGTGGTTGCTGACTCTGATTGTCAAAAAGACGGAGTTGAAGATGAAGAAACTGGTAGACAGTTTTTACAAAAAATACACAACTGGCCTTACTGGAGACAAACATCATACAACACATACAATAACCAACATAAGTTAGGTGGAACTCCATTTAGAGGAAACTATGCAGGTATAGGGGATGAATGGGATGAAGATAATCAAATTTTTTGGTATGAAAAACCATATGCATCTTGGGTAAAAAATGTTTCAACAGCTAGTTGGGAATCGCCTATAGGTTCTGCACCAGATTTAACGTCTGAACAAGTAACACAAAACGAAAGTACTCATTGGTGGGAGTATCAATGGAACGAGTCAGATTATCAATCTGATAATTCCACAGGCTGGGTATTAGTCAATAAAAACGCGTAAATTGACTTTTAAATAAAATGATTATAAAAAGGTGGTATGAAGAAGAAAGTTCTAGCTGAGAAGTCCTTATATTATGGTGATGTTTCAATGCCGAAAGGTTTTGAAATAAATAGAAAATCTTTAAAGCATAATGTGTTTTATTCTTTTCTTGAAGAGATGACTATTAGTGATAATCCAAAAGATTATGAACATAAAGACTATAAATTAATTTCTAATCAACCTTTAATTTGGTTAAGAGACTATCTTAGAGATCACATTAGAGTAAAATATAATTTAACTTTAGTAGAGAGATCACAGCATGCAAACATATTTAGACCTGGAGAACAGTCCTTTTTAAGGAATCATGTGAAAGATTTAGATCTAAGAAACTCTCCTGACTACACTTTAATCTATGTGGTTGATGTAGCTAAAGACTCTTGTGATCTTGTAATCGAATATGACAACAACAAAAGAAAAGGCAATACTTGGCATATGACATTAGAGAATAATCATTTCTATATGTTTCCGTCTGACCTTAAATATTTTATATCTGAAAATAAATCTATAAAATTTAATACAATTATAACCATAAACTATGAATATATTTAATCACTTCTACTATTTTAAATCAGCAATACCACCAAGAATATGTGATATGATTATTGAATACGGTAAATCAGAAAAAAAGAGAGAAGAATTAGCTGTTATAGGTGGCTATGGTGTAGATAGAAATGTAAATACAGATCCTTTACCAAAAGAACAAATTGATGATCTTAAGAAAACAAGAGACTCAAAGGTCGTTTGGATGAGTGATCAGTGGATATATAAAGAAATACAACCGTATATTATAATGGCAAACAAAGGAGCTGGTTGGAATTTTGATTGGGATTTTTCAGAGGCTTGTCAATTTACAATTTATAGAAAGAATCAGCACTATGATTGGCATTGTGATAGTTGGGATAAACCATACGAACAAGGCCCTCAAAAAGGTAAGATAAGAAAACTATCTGTGACTGTTTCTTTAACAGACCCTAATGAGTATAAAGGTGGAGAGCTAGAGTTTGACCTAAGAAATAAAGATCCAAATAAAGGACCTAACGTAGTAACTTGTAAAGAAATATTACCCAAAGGATCTTTAGTTGTTTTTCCAAGTTTTGTTTGGCATAGAGTAAAACCAGTAACAGAAGGCACTAGATACAGTTTAGTAATATGGAGTCTAGGTGCACCATTTAAATAAAGGAGATATATGAGTTTTGAAAAAGATAAATACATAGTAATAAAAGAGGCAATACCAAAGAAAGTTGCAGAGTTTGTTTATAATTATTTTTTAATGAAAAGACAGGTAGCTAGAACATTGTTTAATTCTAGATACATATCACAGTTTTCAGATGAGTGGGGCACATGGAAAGACCCACAAGTTCCAAACACATACTCTCATTATGCGGATGTGGCCATGGAAACTTTATTGCTAATGGTTCAAGGTGTTATGGAAAAACACACAAAATTAAAACTAAACCCTACGTATTCTTACGCTAGAATATACAAAGCTGGAGATGTATTAAAAAAACATAAAGATAGATTTAGCTGTGAGATATCTACAACTTTAAATTTAGGTGGTGATATGTGGCCTATACATCTTAGAGCTAAAAACAAAGATATTAGAATTAATTTAAAACCTGGAGATATGCTTGTCTATAGAGGCATAGAATTAGAACACTGGAGAGAAGAGTTTCAAGGTGATAACTGTGCTCAGGTGTTTTTGCACTACAACGATGAAAAATCTAAAGATAGCAACAAAAATATATACGATACTCGTGAACATTTAGGACTACCCTCTTGGTTTAAAAAGTGATATAGATTTTTATGGGGTAGGTAACCACCTTGTCTACCCCTATATAATGAGCTATATTTTAGGCTAAAAAACGGTATAATAAGTCCATGTTACAAAAAATAGGTTTTCTACCAGGAATAAACAAGCAAATTACAGCAACAGCAGCTGAGGGTCAGTTTATAGATTGCGATAATGTAAGATTTAGATATGGATCTCCTGAAAAAATAGGCGGTTGGAATCAACTTGGTAACGTAAACGAGAATGAATTAACTGGTGCTGGAAGAGGACTTCACCACTTTGTTAATAGTCTAGGTAGAAGATACGCTATCATAGGAACTAATAGAATTTTATACGCTTTCTCAGGCGGTGTGTTTTATGACATACACCCTATTAAAACCACAACAACGCTTACAAGTGCGTTTAGCACGACCAACGGATCACCGACAGTTACAATAACATTTTCTACTAGTCACGGTATCAATCCACAAGATATTATACTACTAGATAATTTTACTACGATAACTAATTCTAACTTTGGATCTTCTGATTTTGATGATAAAAAATTTATGGTAACCACTGTGCCTACAAGCACCACTCTTACAATTACTATGCCATCAAACGAAACAGGATCTGGAGCTACAACTTCTGGTGGTATAAGAGTTCAACACTATTATCCAGTTGGATCTGCAGTTCAAGAAAAAGGTTTTGGTTGGTCACTAGGATCATGGGGTGGTGAAGCTAGTTCTGCTGTTACAACTACGTTAAACGGAGCTTTAGGTGATAATGCTTTTGGTACAGGTGGATCTGGAACTAGTATTGTTTTAACAGACGCATCACAGTTTCCATCTTCAGGAACAAATTTTATAAAAGTGGGAACAGAAGAAATATCTTATACTGGTGTAAGTGGCACTACAACTTTAACTGGTATAACTAGAGCTGTTCGAGGAACAACAAGAGCGGCACACTCTGACGGAGCCACAGTAACAAACACCTCTGATTTCGTGGCGTGGGGTGAAGCTGCATCTGGTGACTTAGTTTTAGAACCAGGTATGTGGTCTTTAGATAATTTTGGTGACAAAGCTATTTGTTTAATTCACGATGGTGAAGTGTTTGAGTGGGACTCTTCTTTATCAAACGCTACATCTACAAGATGTAATATTATATCTGGTGCACCAACTGCATCAAGACACATGCTTGTGTCCACACCAGATAGACACTTAGTCTTCTTTGGCACAGAAACCACGATTGGTGATAAGTCAACACAAGATGATATGTTTATTCGATTCTCTGCTGTTGAGGATATTAACACGTACACACCTACAGCAACCAATGACGCTGGTACACAAAGACTGGCCGACGGATCACAGATCAGAGGAGCTATTAGAGGTAGAGATGCAATATATGTTTATACTGATACAGCATTATTCTTAATGCGTTTTGTTGGTCAACCATTTACATTTGCTTTTACACAAGCTGGTACCAACTGTGGACTAACAGGTCAGAATGCAGTTGTAGAGGTAGATGGAGCTGCATACTGGTTATCTGAAAATGGATTTTTTAGATATGCAGGTAAATTAGAATCATTACCTTGTTTAGTAGAGGATTTTGTTTTTGACGACATAAATATTGAATCTGGTAATCAGATGATATCTGCTGGTTTAAATAATTTGTTTGGTGAGGTAATGTGGTTTTATCCATCATCAACATCTACGGTAGTTAATAAAATGGTATCTTATAATTACTTTGACTCCACACCTAATAGGCCAGTATGGACTGTAGGAACATTAGCTAGAACAATGTGGAGAGATTCTGCAGTGTTTGGTAAACCACACGCTTTAGAATATGACGCTGGCACAGATACATCTTTTGATGTTGTTGGTAACACAGAGGGCAGAACAGCTTACTATGAACATGAAAAAGGAACAGATCAAAATAAGAACGGAACCATAACATCTGTTCTAGCAACGCTAACATCTGGGGATTTTGATATCACACAAAATAGAAATGAGGGTGTGACCCTTAGAGGTGATGGTGAGTTTATTATGAAAATAAGAAGATTTATACCTGATTTTATATCACAAACTGGTAATACACAGGTTACCTTAAACCTTAGAAATTACTCTAATGACAGTGCTTCTAGCTCTGCACTTGGACCCTTTACAATTACTTCATCAACGACTAAAGTAGATACTAGAGCTAGAGCAAGAGCTATAGCATTAAAAGTAGAAAACACAGGATCTGGTCAAGACTGGAAGCTCGGCACGTTTAGACTAGATGTACAACCAGACGGTAGAAGATAATGTTATTAGAAGACGGTATTACAAGTTTAACAGCACCCTACACTACATTTTTTAGTGGTGGAAAATTTGCACCTAGATCACAAGCTATGGATCAAAATCTTGAAGATATTATTAGAAGTCAAATAGCAACAACAGGTAAAGGATCTGGTATTATTGGATACAGTGATTTTGATAAATCTCAAACACTTGGAACAGAATTTCCAGACGCTACTGCCATGGCAAAAAATTTAGCTACCTTAAAAATGAGTCCAGCAGAATTTGCAAACGCAACTACACTAGGAAGATTAACTTATGATGTAGACCCAGACACAGGTAAAGTAAATTTTGGTAGTAATGTTTATGATTTTAGACCAGAGGTAGCAGATCAAGATGGTCTCTTTGGAATATTTGCAAGAAAGGCTAATGAGAGAGCTAGAGAGATTAATCCTAATATTACAGTTCCTGTAGATGAACTAAGAGGTTTTGGTAGAGATTTTAGTATGTTTGACCAAGCTAGAATGGGAGGAACAACTCAACCTCCTTCATTTAGAAGTTTAAATGATCCTGAAGTTTATGGAGAACTTGATGAGGAAAAAAATTTATTACAAAGAATTTTAGAGTTTGCTCCTTTTGGAGAGAAATCATTAAGTGGTATTTTAATGAGGGGCCTTGGTAAGGCTAGAAGTGGGTTAGCTAATCTTAGAGATAGAATAGGAACTAGACTTGGGCCAGAACGGTTTGGAACTTCACAAGCTGCATTTAATGCTTTAACACCATCACAACAAAGATACGTTGCATCTATTTATGGACAAGGTGGTATTATGCAAGGATATAATCCTGTATCAGCTTTTGGTAGAGGACCAGCAGGTGCTCTTCAAAATAGATTAGACAAAATATTAGCAAGAGAAGCAGCTGGTAAAAAAGTTGGTTTAACAAATAAAGCTAGGATAATTGCAGCTTTAGATCAACTTGGTGGAAGTGATAGCGGCGATTATGGACCGTCTGGATATGAGGGTATGAGCGATGCACAAAGTGCTCAAGAACGATCTGAAGGCGGCAGAGGAAGTAGAAGATAATGGCAAAGATAGTACAAACATTTACAAGACCTAGCATTCAATACGACTATGTAGTTTCACAGTCTCAAGCTAGAGATATAGATGCTATTATAAACAAATTAAACACAACGTATCAACAAGAATTAAAAGACGAAGTAGAAGCTGAAAACTTCTTTTTAAATTAATGGCAAATAGTTTTATAAATAAAAAAGCAGATTTAACTACTACAGATTTAACAACACTGTATACAGTGCCATCAGCTAACGTGGCAATAATTAAATCTTTATTGGTCTCTAATGATGCTGGGTCTAGTTGCAATATAACAATTACATTAGTTGATGCATCAAGTAATATATTTAGTCTTTTTAAAACTAAAGCTATAGACACAAACACAACAACAGAACTTTTAACTCAACCTCTTATTATGGAAGAGAGTGAGGTATTAAAGGTACAAGCTAGTGACGCGAATGAGCTGCACGTCATAGCTTCAATATTACAAATACAGCCAAGAGAGGTAACAGCGTAATGAAAGAACTACATCCAGAGAAAATAATAACAACCATATCTAACCTAAAAACAGGTGAGGTATACAAAACAGAGGAAGATTGGAAGGCTAAAAAAGTGCCAGAAAAGGATATAAGGAGAGACGTGACAGTAATTATGCCTAGTCTTGATTTGTTCCCAAAAACCAAATAGAACATATATATTATGCCATTAAAAAAAATAGGAAAAGCTATTAAAAAGACGGTCAGGAAGATAGTTCCTAAAGAAGTAGCAGGTATCATGCAGGTTGCAGCACCTTTTGTTG